TCCCGTTTTGTGATCGTGACTTTGTTAAATCAAGAAATGAGAAGTGGTTTAAAGTTTTGATTGAACAGGTGACACCTCCAATTCTTCGAACAGATGTGCCAGAACCTTTCAGGTTTAGACCATCTTTTGAGGTATTGGAACTTGATTATTTTGTTCACAAGGATGTACAAGTTCAATTGCCAGCGAATGAAGGAATTTCACTGGATACAGTGGACGACACTGCCGCCGCAACTGCAACTACTAAGACCAATCCATTGCTAGGACCTGGTACTATCACTTCTGGATCGACAATTACAACACGAGGTTATATTTTAGCTTTGGATGGAGCTTTTGCAGCAGGTGTAGATGTAGCAACGTATGTTATACCTCCACAAACAACAGGAGTGTTGACCATAGGAAATGTAGGTGGAGTACCCAATTCTTTGACATTTGTGTCTGCAGGTTTGTCATACCAACTGGCTTTAACATCTAGAGCTTTGAATCGTACTTCGCCAACAAGTGCAAATGTTGTTGAATTGATTGTATCGGGTGCAGTAGCTGCAGATGTTGATGGCATTATTGGGTATATTCCTAATACAGCACGACGCGCTCAAGTTCCTCCAAAACTAGAAAAACAACAAATTCATGTTTATGCAGCAGATATTTTGGATCATCAAGTCGATAGGGAGTTTGAGGAATATTATTGGCAGGACAAAGGAAAACGAGGTTTTGTTTTACCTGGGCATAAGTATGAAGGACCAGGTAATTCACTCAATAATGGAATACCATCTAATGAAATGGATGCTTTTGCTCGGAAACATGATCTTCAGTATGCTTGGGCTTCTTATTTGTATGCACAGAAACGTATTGATAAACCAACATTTGAATCAAAAATCCATGCTGCTGATGAAGAACTTGCAACAAATTCCAATTTGACATCTTTGGATGGGATTGCAGCAAATCTCGGGATGCGCGTAAAGAAATTTGTTGAACATTTTACTGGTTTGTTGTATCCATCGACAGGTAGGTATGAAGTTGATGAAGCATCAGATGCAGAATTGATTAAGCAGTTTAAATGTGTAAAACCAATAGATTACATTTCTATTTTGAAAGAACGATGTGATCAGCATGGAGAAGAAGTCACTTACAATTTTAAACGTCTAGTTTCACCTGATAATGCCCCATTATATGAATGTGTTTGTATGGTTGGAGATAGTCGATTCTCGGCAGTTGAGATTGGAAAGAAGAAGGCTAAACGTACAGCATCTTACGTTATGTTGTTAGCTTTATCAGATTCTGTGTATCAATCCGATATTGATCCTGCTGCTTCAGAACCATCAGCTCCCAAGAATCCTATGCCACCAGTGGCGGTAGCGAGTCCAGGGAGTCTTGCAGCGGGTCAGACTGTCGGTACAATCGGTGCGAAAGTTGAAGTTACGGAACAGGATTTTATTCCAATTAACACTGTTACGGTACAGGCTAATGCGGCTACGAATGACCAGTTATTTAAGATGCGTATACACCCCGGAAATTTCACCTCGGGGGGAGTCGAATCTCAAGCCCAAATCGCGTATCGGAATCATGTGTTTTCTGGACCTGGAATGGTAAATGGAAAGATTTCATATAATACATTTAAAATTACTTCGGCAGCGAATGCGTTTCAAAACGCTCGTATCATTGTTGCGCAAGTTCCACTTGAATATACATCAGCACAAATTGATGCGTTGAAAGCAACTGATTTGAAACAATTCCCTAATCGCGAACACTTCTTGCATGGAACAGAGACAATTTTCAACCCTCAGTGGGTAAATAGATTGCCAGTCATT